ATTTAGATAAAAAGAAATATAATAAATCTCTAAAAAAAGATATATTATTTAATATTCTTACAGAAAAATTTAAAAAATATGATTATTATAATAATTATATAATAAATATTGAAAATATACAATTAAAGTTGAAATATAAATTCAATAAAGTTAATAGAATATTACGTGGTGAAGGTTATATTCATAGAGATAAATGTAATAATAAAGAAGATTTTTTTACATATGAAACTGTTCACGAAATAAATAATAAATATTTCTTTTCATATAAAGATGATAAAAATATTATATGGTTTTTTGATATTAGATCTTTAAAGAAATTAATAAATACAAATCAATCTAATCCGTATACTATGGTACCATTTAATTCTGAAACTATTATTAGAGCAAATAAATTAGTAGATATTTTAAAAAACAAGGGTATTTCATTAAATTTTGAAGACGAAATGAAAGAAATTAAAAAAGATAAAAAAGCAATATTGAAACAAAAAATGGTAGATGTGAGTGCTATCATGGAGAGATTAGGATTCAGTTTTAATTTAGAATGGTTTACTATATTGTCTTTATTACATTTAAAGAAATTATATGCATTATTGGAAGATATATGGAATTATAGAACACAATTATCATTATCAAGTAAAAGAATGATATGTCCACCAAATGGTATAATATTTAATAAATCACAATTAGAAATAAGAAATATAAATTCAAGGGATAATATTAGAGAAATAATATTAAATGATATTTTAAAATTTAATGATGCCATTGATGACGGGAATAAACGGAATGGTTATATGTATTTTTTAATAGGATTAGGTAAAGTAAATACATCCGTATATGATATTCATCCTTGGATATTAAGTGTTGATTAATAAATTTGATTTTGATTAATAATAATATAATATTGTAAAGAAGAATTATAACTGAAAGATACTTAAAAAAAAGACATTTATATATTATATAGTGAGCGCGGTTGAATACAATAAAAAAAACATATTATAAAGATATAAAAATGCCAGCAAAGAAACAAAACACTAAGAAAACTAGTGGACCTAAGAAAGTATCTAAGAAATCGTCCGTAATCACACCTGATCAGGTCGTAGAGGTGCCGGTAGTTGATACTCCGGTCGTAGAAACACCCGTGGTCGATGCTAGTGTTGGAAACAATGTTCAAGTTGTTCCAGAAATGTTATCTTATGGTGATGAATTTACTGTTCTTAAATCGCAACTTGTAGATGCTCTTACACTAGTTAAGAACCTCACTTCCACAGTAGTAGCACTAGAACGTCGTGTTGCTCGTGATAAGAAAGTTGTAGATAAGAAAATGAAAACTAAACCCAAGAGAGTAAGAGATCCTAATGCTCCCCCTACTGGCTTCCAAAAGCCCCTAAAAGTCTCTGACGAACTACAAAAGTTCCTTGGCATTGCTGATGGTGTGCTTATCGCTCGCACAGAAGTAACCAAGGCAATTAATGCTTATTGTAAGGAACATGTCCTTCAAAAAGAAGAAGATAAACGTACTATCTGTCCAGATGCTACTCTTACTAAACTCCTACGTATTAAGAAAGGTGATGTGTTAACCTTCTTTAATCTACAAAAATACCTAAAACCACATTATCCCGATAAGGACGGTGTATTTACTTAAACAAACTAAATTCTATTGAACTCATTCTTAAAGTTTTATATATATAATTTTTTTTGTGAATATTTTTTATTGATCGATTATTTTTTTTACATTTTTTAGTGTTTTTTAAAAAACTAAAATATTTTTCACTATTACAACATATGTCTTGTCCAAATGTTCTAATAAATATAGATAAATTTGTAAATAATTCACATCTTATTATAAAATAAGCTAATACATTTGTATATTTATTGACATCTATTGTTTTTTTATCGTCTAAATTTAGTAGATGAACTATTTTATCTGATTGAAAAAAACACCATTTCCGTTCTAATGATAAATATTTTATAAAGTCTAAATATTTATTCCTAGATAGAAAATAACAATTTAATATATTCGCCCATATTTCAGTATAAGCTTCAAATGTATTAATTTTATCAGAATTAATATTATATCTTTTTTGATATAAATTAATTATAAATGAATTATCATTCAGAGTTTTATCACAATTAAATAAATGAAATAATTCATGTATAGTTACTTTCATAATTTCTTCTTTCCTCCATATATCTATCGTATTTGTTTGTGTACTGCAACATCCATTATTTATATGATCATGTGTTAATCCATCTTGAATATTACCGGTAATATTTTTTTTTAAATCAGTTAAATAATAATTTATATTTAAAGAACCTATATTATTATTTAATAAATGAACAATATATGATATTACTATTATAATATTATAAATAAATAATTGAATATTATTTTCATTATGATAAATATTAATATTAACTTCATTATTATTAATTTTAAGAATAATCTTTTGATTTTTTTTTAAATAGTGAATATCTTTTTTTATATTTTTTGATATAAATGGATTATCTAAAATAATATGATCATTATTATGATTTAAAACATTATTAACTACTTCATAATTATTTTGAATGCCGTTGAAATATTTATATAATGATTTAAGTTCATTTGATGTACTTATAGTATTTTTATGTTCTTTATTTAAAAATTTAATAATATTGTTGCTATCTTTTGTTAACATTATTATATATTTATAATTATAATTATTTTATAAATATATTATATATTATGCAAAATTATAATGAATATCCTTTTAAAGCGGCAAATCTTCAAAAAAATGTAACTTTAAATACTATGAAACAACTTCATTCTGGATATGGTTACGGCTATGAACAAAAACAACCAAATTGTAAAGATATACAATATAAATTAAATAATAATTTTAATGTAATGTTTGGGTCGAATAAACCCTTGAATGAAGAATGTCCTATTATATCTGGAAATTTAACATATGATAATAGAACATCCGGTAATAATATATGGAATAATTCTACAAAAAGAAAAATTATAGTAAATAATTAAAGATATATTAAATATATATAATTAAATATGAGTAAAATTAAAAATATTTCACATGATTTATATAAAATTAATCAAATAAAATATACAAAATATTTAATTAAAGATTGCTCAGCCAAAAAAAAAGAATATGTACATGACAAATCTAAGGATGATATCATTAATATAAAAAATATAGGATATATAAGTTTATATTATAATCAAAATCCTTTAATTTATATAACAACACCTGTTATGGTGTGTTTATTTGGTATGAAAAATCAAATAATGTCCTTACAATTTACTAATTTAAAGTCAGACAAAGAAATGAAATCTTTTTTTGATTTTATAAAAAATATTGAATTAAATAATATGATTAATCTTGGTATTACTGATGAAGGTGATGCTGATAAATATATTTCACAAATAAGATATGATAAAAATGGAAAATATGATCCAAATTTATCAGTAAAAGTTCCATTTTTAAAAAATTGTTACGATATAGATATATATAGTGATGAATATGATACATGTAATATTAGGAATATAAATAATTTTACAAAAATGAAATGTGATATTTATATAGATAAAATATGGAAATTTAATGAACAATTTATTTGTAAATGGAAAGCAAAAGTTATATATTTAGTTTAAGATTTTTTTTTTTTATATATTTTTTTTTATAATGACAACTATTCCATTCAAAGATGTAATGATTGATAATTTAATATTTAAAGATCCTGAAAAATTAGATAATAGTTATATATGTAATTTATATGATAATGATGATAATTTAATATATATACAAACCCCTATTTTAAAAATTAATAATATAGTTTTATCAGATGATGAAAATTATTTAGATATAAATACAAATAATAAACATTTTATTGATTTTTTATTAGAAATGGATGAAAATTGTATTAAATCTACATTTAATAATAGTGAGAGATGGTTTAAAAAAGAAATTCCTTATGAAGCAATTGAAAATATGTATAGTGAAAAAGATATTTATGAATCTGATAATATTTATAATATTAAGTTAAATTTACCAGTGATCAATAATAAAGTACAATGTAATATTTTCAATGAAAATAAAGAACAAATTAATATAAATGAATTAAATGATAAAAATATTATTATGATTATGCATTTTAAAGGTTTACGAATCCTAAAAGAAAGTTTTTATCTTGATTTTTATATTAATCAAATTAAAATTGTAAATATTGATAAATATAATATATTAGAAAATTATTCTATAATTGAAGAAGATTATTGTGAAAAACTGGACGAAAATATATTTAGTGAAGAAATTTCGACAGTTTTACTTTCAGAAAAACAAAATCAAAAATCGTCAATCGAAAATAAAATTAATAAATTAAAAGACGAATTAAATAAATTAAATTAATAATTAATTAAAATTTTTTATGTTATATATTATATAAAATGAATTTTAGTGTTGATCAAATATGTAATATTGGAGGTTGTGTTCTAATTTTTGTATTATTATTTATATTAATAGTCAGACCTAATAGTATTATGAAATTTATCGAGGGCAACTCGTCGGACACCCAGACGGACTCGGACCGCGTCACTGCACCTGTAAACCCAACGCAACCAGTAGGACCTGTTCCTACTAAACCTGAGCGACCGGCACTAATTAAATCACAAGTAATGGCTTCATTACCATCAGGTGATAATGAACAGTATGCTTCCGTAGAAGGAATTAAAACTCCAACACGCAGATGTTATCCCGAAAATACCTTAAAACCAGATGATCTATTACCTAAATCTGATACAAATAATATAAATAATTTTAATAAAGATTATCCCGTAACAGAAGGAGTACTCAAAGGTGTTAATTTCTTAGAAGCAGGTTATCAAGTAGGCGTGAACACCGTAGGACAAAGTCTTAGAAATGCTAATCAACAGTTACGGTCAGAACCAGCTAATCCGCAAGTGAATGTCAGCCCATGGCAAAATTCCACTATTGGTCCAGACCTCGATAGAAGACCCATGGATATGGGTGAAGATTGTTACGGCAGTGCTCGTAATGTTTAAATTTGATATTATATATAAAGAATTATATATATACGTATATAAATGGAAAAAGTAAATCCTTTTAATCAGTCTAATAAATTAATATCACAAAATGATATCACTAATATTATGGAAACATTAAATATTAATGATTTTAAAATTAATAATGTCCTTTTATATCAAACATCTTTTATTCATAAATCATATTGTTGTGATTTATATAAAGATACTAAATTTAAAAATATAGATGAATCTTTATCATTACAAGAAATATCATATGAAACCATGGAGTTTCTAGGAGATTCTATTTTAGGAACAGTAGTTTCATCATATTTATATGATAGATTTTATAAAATATATAATCAAGATGAAGGTTTTTTAACTTATTTAAAAAATCGCATTGTATGTGGGGAAAGTTTAGCTAAATTATCCGTTAAATTAGGTTTTAATAGATTTTTAGTAATATCTAAACACATTGAAGATAATTGTGATGGCAGAAATAATACTAATATTTTAGAAGATGTGTTCGAAGCATTTATCGGTGCTATTTATTTAGATAATAATTATGATTTCGTTAAAAATATTTTATTAATAATTATAGAAAAATATATAGATTTTACTGATATTATTATTAAAAATAATAATTATAAAGATCAAATTTTAAAATATTTACATCATAATTATAAAGAAAATCCTAAATTCATTGATAAAAATATAGATGATTTGGGTAATTATATTTGTGATTTAATATTTCAAGATAAAGTTATATCTACTGGTAAAGGAAAATCCAAGAAAAAATCTCAACAAGATTCGGCTAGAAATGGTTTAATACATTTTAATATTTTAAATATATAATTTATTATATATATGAGTAAGCCACAATTTAAATATACATTTAAAGATAATGAATATTTAATTATCAATAAATTTTTTAAAAATAACCCTGAAACTCTAAATAAATATATATTAGATGATCTTGAAAAAGGAATTTTTAATGGTGATAAAATAGATCCCATTGATAAAACTATTTTAAAAAATCTTAAAAAACTAACAAAAGCTAAAAAAAAATATGAAATGTTTTTTGTTTTACCCGATTGGCATGATGACCCTGATATAGTTAAAGAAAAACTTAAAGAAATGTTTCCAGAATATGATAGTGATGATGATTCTTCTTCATTAGTTGCACCGGGGCAATCTGGCCGGGATTGGGCAGACGTTTCGGTTGATGATGATTCCATTAGTGTACGCGAACCTGAGAAACCCAAACCAGGCCCAGGTCCAATTGAAATAAGATATAGTGCTGAACATAACAGTTGGGATGATATTATTATTTTTTATTCAAATCATAATTTTAAAAGAGTGTCTAAAAAAGGTGAAACTGGGAAATGGAAAATAGTTGGTGATGAATTGTTTCTTAATTGGAAAAAATGGGACCCTGAAGTATTAAAAACTACTGATAGTGGATTAACTTTCAGTTCAGATAAATATGAATTTATATTAAAATTAAAAACAATTAAAGAAGTCCCTAGTTGGTTTCAAGGAAAACCAGCCGCCCAAAAAATACCCGGAAAAAAACCCGAAAAACCAGATAAAACTATTAATTTAAAAAAACCATATACACTTGAAACATTAGAAAAAGAAATAGATGAATTAACTAAAAAAAGTGCGATATCCACTACTGAAAAATCAAAACTTGCAGATTTAAATAAAATAAAAACATTAACAAACATACAATTTAAATCTTTGCCATCTGAAATTAAAAAATCATTACAGTTTAATTTAATATCATCATTTAGTACAACTGAATTTACTATAGCAGATGATATGTCTGAATACATATTAAGTAAAGTAGACCCAGATCTTAAGAAAGATGAATTATCTAAATTATCTATCACAGATGCAACTGCTTGTATAGGTGGTAATACAATATCTTTTAGTAAATTTTTTAGTAATGTTCATTCCATAGAATTAGAAGATTATAATTATAAAATATTAGATCATAATGTTAAATTATCAAAAAAATTAAAAGATTTATATAATCCACCAGTTAATGGTAATATTAAAGTTTATTTAGGTAGTTATGAAAATATATTACCCAAAATAAAGTTGAATGATGTTATATTCTTTGATCCTCCATGGAATAGTGAAGGCGACACATATAATAAAATTAATCCAGTTATTCCCAAATTAGGTGATAAAACTATTTTTGAAGTTATAGATAATATGTGTAATATATATAAACATGTTTTTGTTAAATTACCTGTAAATTTATTCAAAAGTTCTCATATCAAAGGTATAGATATTAAACAATTTGAAGTAAAAAAATATAAAAAAATGATATTAATTTATAAAAAATGCAACGAAGATAAACCTTCACCTAAAAAGAAAGTTGAACCCAAAAAAAAATCCGAACCTAAGGTTAAGTCGGATCCGTTAAAATATAAAGACATTAAATTTAATCTATTTGACGATGATGACAAATCCATTAAGGATGATTATAAATATATTTTATCTCAAAGAAAAGCATATGTTGAATGGATTAATACTGATTTTTATGAAAAATTAATGAGCGATATTGATTCATCTATGTTTAAAAACTACCAGTTATTCGTTAAAGGATATTTATCTCTTGAAACACCATTTAGAGGGTTATTAGTTTATCATGGATTAGGTACTGGTAAAACAGCAACATCTATAATAACAACAGAAGGTCTTTCTCATATGAAAATTAATACATTATTACCTAAATCTTTAAAAGATAACTATATTAATGAAATTAAAAAATTTGGTGGAGACTTATACGATTTAGAAAAAAGTAATTGGCAATTCTTCAATTTAGATGAAATTAATGCTAATGAATCAATTACTGATTTTATATTTGATAAATTACAGTTAAAAAAAACTATTATAAAAAACACTTTATCTGCGACTCTAAAAGAATTAAAAATCAATATATTAAATGATGTAAATGGTGATGAATTGAAAATGAAAGATATATTAAAAGACAAAAAAAAAGAATTAGAAAAAGGTTTATTCATACGTATTGATGATGTTTTTGTAAAAGATAAAGAAATATATACATTTAATGGTAAATTAGTTGAAAATAATAAAGTTAAATCATATGATAAATTAGTACAATTATCTGATATTCAAAAATCACAATTAGATAATCAAATTAATCAGTTTATCTTAAATAAATATAATTTTATTCACAGTAATGCTTTGCCAACTTTATCTAAAAGTCAACTAAACGACTTGGATATTAAAAATGATGAATTAGCTGATAGAATATTAAATCCAGAAGAAAATAAAAAAAACACTGACAGACAAGAAATCATGGAACAATTAATCACAAAATATAAAGAAAATAAACAAAAAAATATATTATCACCTTTCTATAATGAAGTAATTGTTGTTGATGAAGTTCATAATTTAATTAGTCAAATTAAAAATCAACGCGGTCCTTCTATAATTTTTTATAATTGGATTGTTGAAAGTGTTAATAGTAAAATTGTATTTTTATCTGGAACACCTATTATAAATGAACCATCTGAAATAGCATATTTATTTAACATGCTTAAAGGAAAAATGCACATTTATGATTTTGTATTGAAAACTACCGGTGATGTGAATGAGATATCTACAAAACTTAAAGAAATTTTTTATGGAAAAATATCTTGCATTGAACAACTTAATGTTAAAAAATATAAAGGAAAAATTATAGTATCATTTATTAAAACTAATTCGAATTTCGCAAATATATTAGATGAAGATGATATAGTAAAAACAGTTAGATACAATGATTGTTCATTCAGTTCTTTTATTAAACAAATATATATTGGTTTACATAAATTTATTGATAAAGATTTAATATCTCCTTCTCATAAAGAATTTAAATCATTAAAGAAAATTGATATTAATAATATCATCAACGGTAAAGAAAAAGTATTTGATACAGAAACTAATATTATATTTAATAAAAATGTCAAATTATTTGATATTTACGATGATGATCATACTAAATTAGATTTAACTGATAATAATTTATTTATGGATTTCTTCTTTGATGAAGAATTTAACATCCAACCAAGAAAACAAGTTCTTTTAAGAAGAATGTTAATGGGTCTTACTTCATATTATCCCATTGATAGATCTGCTATATCTTATATGCCTGAAATTATTGAACCTAATATTAATATTGATGTATATGATGATTATTCTATCACTAAAAAGATAAATTTAGTCCCTTGTTATATGTCTTTTGAACAATTTAACCAATATGAAATTAAACACAATAAAGAACAAGAAGCCGACTTAAAGAAAATGTCTAGAAGAGCCATGTATGATGATGAATTTTTCCATTATTATAGTGGTACTAGACAAACATGTAATATTATATATAATGAACCAGATGTTAATGAAGAAACTAAATATAGATTAATGAATCAAGATAGTAACTTCTCAGATAATTTACAAATTTATTCACCTAAAATGCTTAAAATTATACAAAATATGGATAAATTTAGTAAAAATGGTGATATAACTGGTAAAATATTATTATATAGCGTTTATAAAAGTGAAGGAGGATCTGGTGGTTTTGAAGAAGTACTAAAAGCACACGGATATGAAAAATATGATTATAAAAATGATCATATCGATAAATTAGTTGAAAATACTAATAAAAGCAAAAGATATACTTTTATTACAGGAGATGAAGATGATATTGATAAAGAAGAAAATAAATCAGCTTATAATCACGATTCAAATATTAATGGTGAATATATTCAAGTTATGATTATATCTCAATCAGGAGCAGAAGGTATATCATTAACATGTGTCAGACAAGTTCATATATTAGAACCTTACTGGAATAATGTAAGAATGGATCAGGTATTTGGCAGAGCCATTAGAAGAAATTCACATATTGGTCCAGATCCGTCTAATCCTTGGTTACCCGTTAGTAAACAAAATGTAGAACAATATTTATATTTATCTTTATTCCCAGAGGGAAATAATATTGAAGAAATGTTTACATCCATTAAAGACCTTGATTGGGATATTACAAAAGATATAGAATTACAAGATAATTTTAATCAATATTTATTAGATAATCACAAAAATGTATATACTTTAATCCAAAAAATTATGAATATGAAATCTACCGCGCGTTCGGGTACAACTGACCAGATGCTTTTTGATATTATGGAAAGAAAATATAATATTAATGAAAAACTTAATAATATTATTAAAGAATCTTCTGTTGATTGTATTCAGCATACAACCGATGACCCCATATTAAATAGCAAATGCATACAATTCACTGAAAAATTACAAAATGAAATTGCATATTTCCCAGGTATTGACGATAATGAATTAAATCAAATAGATAATATTCAATTTAAATCTACATTTTCATATTTTATTAAACCGGATAATATTATTGTTTCTTCTCAAACTAAAACTAATGATAATATATTTTCATATTATAAAATTAACCCTAAATATAGAGATGAAGACGCACGTTATATTAAAGAAAATGGTATAATATTATGTGATGTTTTTGTTAATGAAAATAAATTCTTTAAATATGAAAATGAAAAATTTTTCTTAAATACTAAAATTACTAATAAATTTTCAGTAATTCAATCAATATATCACGTTCCATTTGAAGACCCTATTTATGATGATTATATTTATAAAGACAAATTCCCATCATTAGAATTAATCACTGAACAATATTTAGTTGGATATAAAATTAAATATAATATAAATGATAAACTATTTTTTATGCCGACTAACAGTCACGACAGAAATGTTTATAAATTATATGATTATGAAAAATATTTAGAAAATGGATATAATTTTGATGGTGAACAATTTTTAGTTATTTATGATAATAAATTTTATGAATCTATTTAATATATATTTTTCTAATGTATATATAAATGAACAATAATAATATATGGGGACCTCCTGCGTGGACTTTTCTTCATACAGTAACTTATAATTATCCTGAGAATCCTACTGATGATGATAAACGTAATTTTTACAATTTCTTTATGAATTTACAACACGTTCTTCCTTGTGAAAAGTGTAAAGCACATTATACAGAAAATATTCAAAAATATGATTTAAGTGAAAATTTAGATTCAAAACATGATTTAGTTCAATGGTTGATAGATATTCATAATGATGTTAATAAAAATAATGACAAACCTGTTTGGTCTTATGAAAAAGTATATAATAAATACCAAAAAATGTTTAATCCATCAAATACTATAAATAATATTATTATATTTATAATTATTTCAATCGTTTTAATTTTACTTTTTT